CTAGTATAGTCAATGTGGTGCTCAACCAAATTTTACTGCGTCTCGGGTTTCTTGCTGTGGCCCGTAAATTTTCACCAGTTCATGCCAGCCTTACGGTTTTCGAAAGAAACATTAGGATTAAGGTGTACGGCGATGATAATGTCGTTGTTTGTTCCCAAGAAGTTGAGTGGTTCATGCCTGATAGACTGGCCTCGAGTTTCTTGGACATGGGCATTGTTTACACGCCTGCCAATAAGGGGAAAACCTTCACTGTTAAAGCACTCATTGATTTGGAGTTTCTCAAGCAACGTTCTCGAGTATCGGATATTTTCCCGTTTGTTCGCTACTATGCCGTGCCCGATTATGCGGAGAGTTTGTCTTGTTTGAAATATGTGTCTAGGAAGCTCGACGCTAGAATAGCCCTCGTGAGCAACGCCGACGATCTTCTGCGGCGGTGTTTTGGATTTGGTTTAGAGCGCCATACGGAGATCAGGGTGGCAATTGGCAAAGCCTTAACAAATGTAGGGTTGAAAGCTACTCTCATTGATTTTGAATCTTGTAAGTTGTTGTGGAAAGCCGGCTGCTTAGATCCTGATTGTGAAGTTGCAGCGTATAGCCCTGATTTTGCCTTTTGCCAGATGGATAGTTTGACTACTGATGAGAGTTTCAAGAGTGTGCAACCCCATAATTCTGTCGTGGTGACACCTCCTGAAAGGCCGAAACGCAAACCAAAGAGAGATTTAGGTAGGATAAAGAGTGTGAACCAATTGGTCAAGCGGGTGGCATTTCTTTTTAACTTCACGGGTTCGTATAGCATGAGCGTCAACAGATTAATGGGCTATGGTTCGCGTCAATGTGGTTTGTTATCTTATTACTCCAAAATATATATGTTTTTTAAGGGTTCCATGCGATTCAAGGCGCCTACTGGGGTGAGTGCTGCGGGCGTGGTTTACAATCCTCAGCTTGATGCTGTTACGGAGCTCAACTTGGCCTTGGCCGGCGGTGTGGTGTGTAGCAACCCTTTCACCTTAGGGCATTCGGGAGCCCCGCTTGTTGAGTTGCAGACGACTTTTCAGACCCCTTATCATGTGTTGCAGGTGCCAAGACTTGCCACTGATTATGCTCGTATTCAG